TAGATCCAGCGGATGAAGGCGGCGACGATCTTTGTTTTCCTGTTGGATATTTGTGTGGTAACAAGATCTACGTAACGGACGTTATTTATAATCAGCACGGAACTGATATTAACGAAGTAGCGTGTACAGATTTGATAGTAGAAAAACGGCTAAATGCGGTCGAAATAGAAGGTAACAGCGCGTGGAGACTGTTTGGTAAGTCCGTCAGGAATAAAGCTAAGGAAAGGCATGAGGATTGCGAAATAAGGATTATACATAACCACACTAACAAACACACACGAATACTGGAATCCTCTTCATTTGTGATAAATCATTTTATTTTCCGATCCGATTGGAAAGATCACCCTCAATATAGGCGTTTTATGGAGAATCTAACTAGTTATTGGCGAGTACAGAAAGGGGCTGAAAAAAATGTCCATGAGGATGCACCTGATGGCATTGCCATCCTAGCAAAGTTTTACAGAAAAAGATTTGCTCATTTGTGGTAAAGGTTATATATTCGTATCCCTTCTGAGAGAGTTTTACTTGTTGTTATTCATTTAGGTTAGTAAGCCCCTGGTGTAAAAAGCCGGGGGCTTACTAATTTTTATTTGGTAAATACGAAACTTCGTAGTAATATTGCCCCATAAAATGTTACCGACATGAACAGGAAAAATTTATTCAAACTTGCAACATATCTACTATCCGGACAATCGGAATTAAGGTTTAATATGTGTACTTTCGAATCTAAAATAACAAAATACGGCCAATCAGGAGAAGTACTATTTTGCGGTACCGCTGCCTGTGCTGCTGGACACGGACCGCATGCCGGAATAGAAAAAGATAGCTTAGAATATTGGCGCGAATATATCCAACGCGCATTCTGTCTTCGTTCGAATTCGTGGTCCTGGTGCTTTGACGCGGAGTGGGCAGACATAGACAACACACCAGAAGGGGCTGCGAAGAGGATTCTATATCTACTGTTTTCCGGCGAGGAAGATAAGTTAATAAGAAGCGAAGATAAATCAAGCGATACAGTAGCTACTTACAGTAAAATAAAGCTAGCTGAAAAAGAGTGTAGCCAGCTAAAACACGCTGATTGGATTATAGAAAATGGAGAAGTAGGTCAAATTGTACACGTAGAAGACATTCAAGATTTTAACGGACAAGATAGTCTTCTTAAAATATTTGTTAGCGGTCCCCGACTTGCTATGTATGAACCAACACAACTTATACACATCATTACGCTTTAAATATTTACCAGGGAACAAATTTGACAAATATCAAAAAAGTTTAATCTTATACAGTTTTTACAATTTAAAAGGATTTTGTTACCAATTTGCGAAATATGTTATATTTGCGTAAATTGGTAACAAAATCCTTTTAAATTGGGCTGGAATATACTGAACACATTCAGAGGCTTTTTCAAGTCGGAAGAGAGATCCGGCCCGGAATGTGCGCCAAAAAAACCGTTTTACACTCACAGCGGAACCGACAAAGAATTTTTCATAGAAGAGAACATCTTACACAACTTGTTACACGGGCATTATGCCGGTGCAAACTTTATTAATCTGTTTTACTGTCTACCCGAAGTGTTTGCCCCAGTACACGAAATAGCCAGTCGAGTATCTGACGCTAAATGGGAGCTGTGTAAGACTATGAACGATGAAGTAGATTATAAAAACGAGCAGTTTAACCGGCTATTCGAACAACCTAATCCCCTGCTAACTTTCAAAGATTTTGTGTATCAAGCCGTGTGCTATGAGATCTGCACCGGCAGGCAGCTGTTTTACAAAAACGCTCCTGATGCTTTGGTACTATCAGGTATTGAAGCAGTTATCAACTGGTGGAATTTACCCTACAATACACAAATAAGAAAAAAACCCAATGTAGATACCTACAGTGCTACTTCGCTGTCTGATTTCATAGAAAAGTATGAAGGCATTGACATAAACAGCCAGCGCAATCGTGAATTTAAAACGGCAAACGTTTTTCCTATCGTGCATATGGATCTGCGCGCGGGCAACGATTTATGTCAACCAGCCAGTATGTTGTTAGGAGCCGAAAAAGCTATTAAAAACTTGATTCCTGTCTACGCGGCCAGGGGTTTGATATATCTCAAAAGAGGCGCATTAGGAATACTGGTAAACAAAAACCAAGATGCTGAAGGAACGGTAGCGCTTACCAAAACGGAAAAAGAGGAGATATTAAATGAGTATCAGAATACCTATGGAGTTACAGGAGATCGCAACCCCCTGGCTATAACCTCGGTCCCAATGGATTTTGTCAGAACTGCCATGTCTATTAGCGAGTTACAGCCTTTTGATGAGACTTTACAGGATGCAGTTTCCATCTATGCAACTTTAAGAGTTCCCCGGCATTTAGTACCCTCTAAAGATAGAAGCACTTATGCGAATGCGGATGCGGATATGAAGTCATTTTACAGCGATGTAGTTATACCTTGGGCTGAACGTTATGCTCAGGCATGGACCATATTTTTCAAATTGGATGAGATCCGCAGATACATACGGCCTAATTATAAGCATGCGCACGTTTTACAGGAAAATAGAAAAGAAGCCGCGGACGTGGATAAGATTAATGGAAGTACCTATCTACAGGCATGGTTACACGGGGCCTGTACATTAAACGATTGGCGGGTAGCCAGGGGGGATGAAAAGATAGGCGGTAACATATACGAAAAAACGGTATTTGAATTAACTCCTGAAGAAGTAGAACAAGTTAAAAACATTTTAAATATAAAATCTAATGCTACACCCGAAAATACTGGAAGCGAAAAAGAGGGCGCTACCACTCAACAGGCGCGCGCTTAGTGTAAATGAATATGGCGAATTAGCTACAGTTGAAAATACTGATCTTGATAAGCGTATAGTGAAAGGATACTTAGTGCTGTGGGGTAAGCGCAATTACTATAACGAGAAATTCGTAAAAGGCTGCTTTGCTAAGTCTATCCGGGAACACGGCCCCGGCACCACCGCAGCTTATGAAATAAAATTCCTTAATCAGCACTTACAGAGGGAGCCCCTATCTTTATTTGCCGTATTGAAAGAAGATGATATAGGCCTTTATTTCGAAACGGTACCGCTGGACGATGTTGATTACGCTGATCGCGTATTGAAACAGCTTAAAACCAGAACACTGAATAACTTCAGTATAGGCTTTGACTTTATATGGGAGCCGGGTAAAATAGAGTGGGATGATACGGATGATTCCTTAGTAGTTATCGAAGCTATATTATTTGAAGGAAGTGTAGTAACCATCCCGGCAGACTTTTCGACATACGCGGTTCGTAGCATGGAAGATATGGAATATTTGGATGATGAGATCCAGGATTTCATCGACGAACTTCCACGCAAACATCGCCTCACAGCACGTTCATTATTCTCCCGTCAAAAATCACTTATTGATCTCGATCAGCCGCCACAGCAACGCGCGATAGCACTGAACGGCAATGAGCCGATAAACGGGGGTTTGGATTATAAACAATTAACACAAGGATTAAAAATTTTTTAAATGAAAAAAGCAATTTTAAATTTTGTAAGTGGCGGCATGGCATGGAATAGTTCCCGCTATCTGCGTGCGTTCTATGATCCGGCGACAGGTGGCCCCGCAGGCGGGGGATCTCCTGAAAGAGATGCACTATTACTGGAAATTCGTAACCAGTTTAACAAGGAACTGGAAACCAGGGGTTTTCAGAATGCCGATGCCGTAGCAGCAGCACTAAACGATAAGCTGACTGGTTTGGATATTGAAGCCTTACGGGCGTTCAAAGTGCAGGACGTGAATACCAGCATCCGCAATCTGGCTGCTGAAGTTGAGAAGATGAAAAACCAGGGTGCCGGTGCAGGCGGTCAGAAGCGCAATGCTATTAAGGAGGCGCTTGACAAAAATATGACCGAGATTAAAAGCATCTTCAGTACCAGGGGCGGGAATGTCGATACAGCACGTAATATTACAATTAATGTACGTGCAGCTGCTATCATGACCACGCTTAATACTATCGATGAAACCGATGTACCCGATGATATCCTGGAATCATTCAGCTTGGGCGAATTCATACCTAAACGCTATGGAAGACAATACGTTTTTCAGATAGCTGACAGGACTACCGTACAGGAGTTGGGTGAGTATAAAACGTGGCTTGAAGAAGGCAGCATTGAGGGCGCATTTGCCATAATAGCGGAATCTGGTTTGAAACCACTCGTTTCAGTTGGACTTGTCCGTAATGTGGCTGTCACCAAAAAAGTTGCGGGTAAGTATGTTGTTACTGAAGAATTCGCCAAATTCCGTAAGAACGCATACGCCATCATTCGTAACATTATTCGTGATAAGCTGATCAGAGACTATAGTGCTTTAGTTACAACCGATTTGCAAGCGCAGGCGGCGGGATATGTAGGTACCACCCTGGATGGTACTTTTACAGCTCCGAACGATTACGATGCGATTGGCGCGGTGGCTGCTCAAATCAGTACACTTAATTTCATTCCTGACGTGCTGGTTTTGAATCCACAGGATGCATGGAGAATCAGACTTGCAAAAGACGACGAAGGACGTTATCTGTTTCCTGTGGTTACAGAAAATGGAACTACTAAAATCTTTACTTTTGATTTGGTCGAATCCACGTACCAAACTGCGGGAACCTTCACCCTGGGAGAATCTGGACTTTTCAAAATTGAGGAAGAAGGATTAACTATCCGTATCGGTTACGGTATCACGATGAACGGCGCTACACCTGAAGCGGATTTTGATTATAACCGTTTCCGTGTAATCGTTGAATTGTTCTTCAGAGATTACATCGCTACAAATCACCTGGGTTCTTTTGTTACAGCAACATTTGCCAGCGTAAAAACTGCACTTACTGTAACGCCTTAAAGGTAGCCTGAATTTCAGGTACCTTGATTGAAATTAAATTTTATAAACATTAAATTTTAAAAAATGCAGGATACTACAGAAAAACCACTCAAACCCTTAACAGGAGGCAATATCAGGCCATTCGATAAGGTTTCCATCACCTATGTGCTGGATACTTTTGCCGAAATGGGATCAGTGGAAGAGGTTCACCCGGCGCTGGCCGAGAAGCTTGTAAAGGCCGGTAAAGCCGAATACACTGACAAGGCCGATGCTGATATGGCTAAAACAAAAAAGAAGGATAAATAATGCTGATTACGCTCGCATATTTTGAAGGTGGTAATTTGAACATTCCGCAGCTCTCCCAACTTACTGTCAGGGAGAAGCTGCAAATGTTCATAGATCGTTTCGAACCCGAAATATTGATAGACCTTTTAGGTTATGAAATGTATCTGGATTTTTTAGCCGCGCTTACGCTTGACCCCATTCCTGTAAAATGGCTGAGATTAAGAGACGGGGCGCAATATACGTATGAAGATCGTGTATGTTTCTGGCCTGGACTTGCTAGTGTAGTAAGTACAGCTAATCCAGAAAACAGTCTGATTGCAAATTACGTATACTATCAACTAATAAAAACAGATGCCAAATTCTTAACCGGTACCGGGGCCGTAACATCTAAAACGGAAAACTCAAAGCGGGTAAGCCCAATAGATTTGCAGGTGAGTGCATGGAATAAGATGGTAGGGCTGAATTATAAGTTAATTGAGTTTCTTAATGCCAATCCTGAAGATTATCCGTATGAATACCCCGCTAAATG